CGCGGAGCGCGTTCATGCGCCCCTCGTTCGGGTCGCCGAAGTCAACGGGTTTGATGCCAAGCGCGATAGATGTGTCTAGACCAGCCATAATGTGAACCTCGGATTAAATGAAGGGGCCTTGACCCGTATAACCGCCAGCGCCGTACGAATAAGGACTGCCGCTTGCGCCACCAAAGTTACTGCTGCCTCCACCATAAGTGCTGGAGTTAAAAGCCCTGGCAACTCCGCCAAGCGCGCTGTTCCACGCGTTAGCCCCTCCAACGGCACCCGACGCCAATGCATTACCTGCTTGAAGCGCGTTGTTGCCGGCCGCCGCACCGTAGGCGCCTGCGGCGTTGCTGGTTGCGTTAGTGGCGGTTTGACCGACGCCCATCAAAGATTGCAAAGGTTGCAACTGATTGGAGCGGTTGGTTTGGTAACGGTTGAAGGCGTTTGCGTATTCGTTTGACGCGTAGTCCTGACCGTAACGGTTGGCGGCCTTGAGCGCGGCACCAGAGATTAGACCTCCGCGCGAAGCTGCCTGCGCGTCAAGAGCCTTCATACCTTCTTTCAAACGAAAGGCGTAGCCGGGGTCGGCTTGATAGTCGGACATGCCAAAGTCGCGGGCGTACTTGCCGTAGTCGGCTGAGTTAGGGTCAACGTACAAGCCTTGCGGCAAAGTTGACGTGCCGTCTGCGCCCTTGGTGCCGTACAGCGCGGCATCCATTGGGTTAAGGCCAAGCAGCGTCAGCAGTCGGTTTTGCGCCGTTAGGCCGCCCGCGCGGAACGGCGCTTGCAGTTCGACTTGCCTGTTAAAAATGTCACGCTGAAGTGCGGTAGAGTTAGCGGCGGCTGCGGCTTGCGCATCGGCGGCATCGCTAGCGGCGCCTGCCGACATAGCCCCGCCGATTAGACTGGCGCCTGCGCCAATAATGGTTTCAATACCCATCGTGCTGTCTCCGTACCAAAGCACCGTCGTCGCGGACGACAAACCCTAAACGCGCAAAAATGCCGTACATATATTCATGCCCCGCCATAATACGCGTAAACGCATTTTTATCAAGGAACAATTCATTCAAGATGCCGCGAGTGGCCCAGCGTTTGCGCCATTGCGGTAGTACCGACACATGCACTTCGCCGTCTTTGAAGTACGCCGCGCCTATGCACGTCTCGTCTCGAACAATCGCCTTGACAGTCCAATCAGCCAATTCGCTCTTGTACTTGTCAAAAGACACGGGCGTTGACCAATCGGTTGCGGCGTAACCGATCTCTAACGCCGTGTCCCGATCATCAACAAGCCGTGTGGTCATGTCAGCCCTTTACGATATTGACAAGCCGCGTGTTTGGTTCAAGCGCGATAAAACTATGGTAGACGCCAACTTCCCAGTCCACCACCGAACCGGTGTCAATGTCCTTTTCCCAGTTGTCGCAGATCACTTTAACGCGACCGCGTGCAACAATCGAGATGTGGATGTCGTCATCGCCGTGGTTGTGACGCGGCAGCTCGTCTCCGACATTATCAAAGTCGTAGACGGTGCCGGTCAGTTTACCCACGGCGAGCGGTTTGCTATGCAACAATGTTTGGCCCATCTTGTTTTGGTGCAGGGGGCGGCGGGATGTAAGGTGCAATCGGCCCCCATTCGCCCGCGATCAAGGAATTGTAAACGTCCCGACCTTGCTGTTCTACGTCGTACTTGGATGCAGTGTAAGGTAAATAGCTGATAAACGTGTCAAACTTCACGTCGCAATCAATGTTGTCGCCTGACTCATCCGCATACACGGGGTATTTGACATCTTCAATCATGTTACGCGATCCTTACAAATAGCGTTTTTACCGCAGTGCAAGACCCCGGGCTTGTACCGGTCCCCATTGCACGCCACGTTCCTGATAGCGTTGCCCCTGGTTGACCGTTAACGGAGCTATAAATTAGACCGCTTCCCGCGTAGCTGGTTCCCGCGGTAAACGGAGTGTTAATTGCACCTTCTAGAAACGCGTAAGACCCGATTGCACCTAACGTAGTTCCGGCTGGCGCAGCGGACGCCCAATTAGTGCCGTCACTAGTCAACACGTTGCCCGACGCGCCAACGGCGGGGACCGCCAACGCAAGTGTGCCGGACGATGTGACAGGCCCGCCGCTAAAACTAAACCCCTTATCGGCGCTTGCGTTGACGCTAGAGACAGTGCCGCCCGCCGAAGCCGCGTTAATTGTAACGGTGCCCAAACCAGAGCCGGGGCTAATTGTGATATTGGTCCCCGCAATAATTTTATCGACTGTTACGCCGGGGGTTACTGACCCTGCGGTTGTGGCATAAGTGGCGGTTGTAGCAGTTGTAGCCGTTGCGGCGTTTCCAGTAATGCTAATTGGCCAAGTGCCGGTGGCGTTGGAGCCGTCTGCACTGGCGTAGCCCTGCAACTGGTCTTGCGTCCAAACTTCAACGTCGGCAGAGGTTTTCAATACAAACTTGTATTTAGACGAGCTAAGCCAAACTGACGCTTCACCGCGTGAGTCAAGGATAATTGGGTTGGTGTTAGCGACCAAGCCCGTGCTAGTAGTGTAAGTTGCCAACGGCGTCGTAGTGCCCGCGGCGTAAGTGTAGAGCTTACCGCCAACCAAAAACGATCCGTCGCTAGCAAAAAACTGTAGCCGAGGGTCGGGGGAAATAGTTGCAACCATGTTGGACGCTCCAATTTACAGCACCATACCTTATGACGCCGCACCTTTCAAGACTACAAAGTTAACCACGGGCGCGTCGGTGGCTGTGCCAGTCTGCGCCCAGAAGGTAATATTGAAACTTCCCACCGCCACTGCACTGACGTTGAAGCTGTAATTGTTGGTTGCGCCCGACTTGACCGACAAGATCACAACGTCGGTTGCGGCAATTTTGTTATTTGTAACCGTGAACGTCGCCGGTGTTGGCGAACCCGCCGCCGAAAATAGCGTAATAGCGCCGGTAGGGGTGTTACTTGTAACGCCGGTCGTGCGGCTACCCGTTTGTGTTACCGAGCCGCCAGCCCCCGTTAGATAGCCAAACGCCGTAGTTGTAGAGGACCACGCAGGCGCGCTGCTTGTTCCTTGTCCGACTAGCACGCCCCCCGCAACGGGCCACGGGCCGGTGCCGCCGCGCGCTGTGCTAAGGACGCCCGTCCACCCGGCGGTAATACTTGTAGCCGCCAACAATGCAGTGCTAGGCGCACCATTAAGCGTCAACGTGACGTTGGTGTCGTTTGTGCGCGTTAACGCTGACTTGGTGATTGATATCTGCGGGTTTTGTCCATCAGTAATTACAAGCGGCGGGGCGGCCGTGATCGCAAGCGTCGGCTGTTGTGTGCCGTTGCCCGTAATCGTAAACATATTGAGCAAGAACCGATACCATTCCCGCGATACCAATCCCGTGCGCTCGTCAAGGAACGGAACGCGAGGCGGCGTGATGTTGGTGATGTTTGTTGGGTTAGCCATTGGTGCCGCTCACGATCAGCTCCGCGCCAACAATCGCAATTTTAACAGGATCAGTACCAGACACTTCGTACACGCGGTCGCGTAGTTTGGTTGTCATGCCAAGCCGCCGCCAAAACGTGCGATAGAAAAACGCGCCTATTTTGCCCATTGAAGCCCAATGTTCGCTGGACCATGTGTGCCCGCCGTCATCTGACCAACGCAGCATCACTTGCGGGTTAGAACCTTGACCATCGTTAAGCCCAACGCCCGTCTCAGCATCAAGCTGAAGGCTATGGTGCGCCGTACGCTTAAGGTTGTTTTGATTAGGTGGCAGCGCGCGCCATGAGCGCAGCCATTTTTGAATAGCCCCGTTGTCGGCGTAAACCTCAAGGTCAAACGCGTAGATGTTACCGTTCTGGTAATCGCCGACGACATTTTGGCTGTTAAATTCAACCTGACAGTTTGACCGGTGGCGCACAAATTCACCGTCAGACCAGCCCGCGCGCTCGTGCCAAGCCTGCGTCGCTACGTCATAGACCCATGTTGTGCCTGCGCTGGGGAATATCAAAACGTAGAACGAATGGCCGTCGCGTTGATATGTGTAGGCAATGGCGTCGGAGATATTGCCATAGTTCTGAATTTGCCACTCTACCGCGTGCGTCGAAATGCGGACGCCGCTGTAGCCATTAGCGCGGTAGACAATGCCGCGCCCGCGAGCATCCGCCCCAAGCCAGACAAACGCGTTGTCGAGTTTGGCCACCGAGAAAGTAGCCGCGCAGCCCAGCTCATTAAACGCACCTTGAATACGGGTCAGCGGGAAATCAGCGGCGCCCGAGTCGTACCAAACCTCAACCGAGTTAGTTCCAAACACCCACACTTCGCGGTGATCGACCATTGTGGACACCACGCCGTCAGGAGAGCCTTCGGCGCTAGCAAATGACAGCGGGTCAATCTGCGTGCCGTCAAGGATTTCCGACACCCAAATGCGCTGAGAGTTTGGCTCGTTAAACTGAAAATAGCCGTCAATATAATTGACAGTTACCGCACCGGGAAAGTCAATGTCGGTGATCTGCGCGAACGCGTTGGTCACGTTGTCGTAGATATAGCTAGGGCCGTTGCAAGCAATAAACATCTGCCTACCGTTGTCGGCGATAGACACTGGGCCGGTGCCTGACACACTACCAATTAACGTTGCGGTCCATGCCGTAGTGATCTTATAGACTTGCGTGCCAGACACGGCATAGGCGTAACCACCATAAGACCATAGCCCGCGGATAGGGCCGGTGCCAACTGTTAGCAACAACCGCAGCCCCGGTGCGCGGTT